CGGGGTAATTAATTAGATCTTCGTAATCAATAACTAGATTAGCATTCTTGTTTAAAAAGGTATATGTATCAACATAATGTTTTATATAGTCGTTATCCAGATATGTGTCTGGGAAGTAGTGTTTTTTCATTGCGATAGTAGATTTTATGCTATCAAAAGGATCTCTTGCTATGGTTATGATAAAACTATTATCAAGAACTAGGCTATGGCTGTACTTTATCTCTTGAGAGGAGTAATTCAGTATAAGGTTTTGAAGATAGTGTGTTCCTGATCTTGGATAGGTAATTATTTTATTCATTTATATAATAAATGTTTAAGCAATTAGGCCCATAGAAAGGTGGTCAAGACAAACATCTGCAACAATATAGTCATCATGGTCTACCACTATATCAAAGTGAGTAGCGTCTTGTTCACAAAAGAAACATTTAGATTTTTTCATAAACTAATTATACCATTAAACAAAATCAAACCATATTGGCATTATGTATCTTGAACCATTTGTAGGACTTACGTTATACCAGTAGTGAATATTTCCAGGGAATAGGACTAGATCACCAGTCTTTGGTCTAAGGCTAATGCCCTGATGAACAAATAATAAGTCTCCGCCCTCATAGTCATCGTTTAGATATACCCATCCAGCCAAATGGTTTGAATCTTTAGAGCCCATGTCATCTATCTGTATGGTTTGACTATTGTTATGTCTCCACTCAGCAAGACGAGAGTGTCTTGGTCTTAACTTTACCCCATAGTTTTGCTCTGCCATTGCATGTACGCCAGGAACATAGTTTTCTGGCAAAGTAAGTGAGTCATAATACAACAAGGATAAGGTTGGAGCGCCAGATCCGTCAGGCTGAAGAGGACGGTTGTTGCTTGTCTCTGTATTCTTCATTGCTGCTATTATATTTTCACATTCTTCTTTACTGAGGTAGTTGTTAAATACTTTTACATTGTCTGGATGATTTCCAATCTTGGTAAAGTTCTGATGGGTTAGTTCAGATATAACAATTGGCTTTCGCTCAGGAACATCTATACTGTTAAAGTCTTTTACTAGTTGCAGTAACTTGCTAATATCTTCTTGATCAGTGTGAATCATGAAGTCATATATCCCAAACCTATTTGATAAGTCTTTAATCTGCCTAACAACCTCTAACATGCTACCCTTAACATGATGGTGTTGTCTTCTTTGAGGTGCATTCTTGTCGTATCGGACATTGTGTTCGTCGTCTGGGTTATTGATAATTAGTGGATAAATAATAACTTATCATCAACATAAATGTATTCGCAATGTTTATTTGCTATTCCAACTGTCGTATCTGAAGATCCAACAACAGCCATATGTGTTTTATGTGTGTGGTGATTCATTAAATTCATAAACTTGTCCATCCAGACTGCAGAGATTGCTACTCTTTTTTCTAGAGTATCTATCAAACTTGAGTCGTGCATATAGTGATCTAACACAATCTTCTCAGAAGGCCCATTGCCTTCATCTCCCCATCTGCCAGCAACAAGATTTACACCAATTCTTCCAGGTGCAAACTGGTTGAGAGTGTCAACAATCTTAGCAGCATAATCAGGACTTGTTCCATATGCTGGTAAAGCAATTGTCATAATTAATTGATTTGTTTTTTGTAGTGACTCTTGGATAACCAAAGAAAAGTCAATACCTCCTGGTCCGTATGGAAGCAGCACAGACTTTACATTGGCATCGTCTAGTTCTTTTGCCATTCCAAGAATGCCTTTAAGGTCTAGGTGCTCAGTGCTGTCATTTACTTGCCAATGTCTTCTCCACATCCAGTGAAATGTTATAGGCTTAATATTATTTTGCATTTCCCGCTACTCTTCCTTTAGTCTTAAACCAAGAACCTATCTTGGATTTTGCTACCTTACTTCTTAAAAGTTCTCCAAATGTTTCATGGGATATTTCTGAACCAAGATACTCTTGTCCAGTTTCTAAATCAATTAGTTTCCACTTCCCAGGTGCTTTTGTATGCAGGATGAGATCAATTGGATAATCATAGTCGTTTACCTCAGATCCATCTAGAAGTTTTCTTTTTTTCTGATTAGTATCTGATTCGCTATTTGTCATTATTCAATTATACCCTATGGTATTGTAAACCAAATAGGCAGAGTGTATCTTGTTCCAGACAGAACTTCTTTAACTTCATGAGCATAGTGCATATTTCCAGGGAATATGATAAGATCACCAACTTTAGGTTTAATAGTAATACCATGTGTTGGGAAACTTAACTCTCCGCCTTCATAATCATCATTAAGATATATAAGCGTTGGCAAATGATTATCTGTTACATATCCAAGATCATCAACATGAAGTGTCAGTTTTGTTCCTTGATCCCATCTAGTAATGGTAAGTCTATCAGTGTCCTTTTTAACTATATTGTCATAACCATAGGCCTTTTTTACTTCTGTCAACACTCTTTCAAATATGTTGTCTCTATCAATTACTCCCTGATACGAGTGCATCCATGATGTTGCATTGCCATGTTCATCTTTTTGTGAAATAAAACTTACTTTTTGTATTTTTTCTTTACCTACGTGACTGATAACATACTCAATCTCATCAGAGGAAAGAAAGTTTGGAATTACTTTTATATTGTTTGAGCCGTCGCCAATCTTGTTAAAAAATTCAAGATAGGAAGGCATTCTTTCGATTTCGGTTGGGTTGTGTCCAACGGCTTGGTTGTTTACTATGTATGGCATATATCCATTATACACCATAAACGGTCAATATGGCTTGTTGATCTTAGTATTGCTTATGCCTCTTCTTATTACCAAACTTAGACTTAACCTCAGCCTTAGCCTGATTAACTATAGCGTTCGTAATGTCTTCTAAATTAAACTCTTGGTCAAACTCTGCTTCGTTCATTCTGATACCCTTCGCTAATACCGTTGGCAATTCCTTTAAGTCCATTATACACAAGGAATGCCACTATTGCAATAGGTCCTGTGAAAGCAATTATTGTAGATATTACAATAAATAGTCCTAACAGGATTGCATCTATCCCGCCAAACATTTTTAGTTCTTCTTTAATCATATTCTTTAGTGTGTACCTAAACACAATCAACGAACAGATAAGCCATAATATTTTAACTATCATTTCAACCTTTTCTCAATTCTGCTTTTAGTTCTCGTCTAACTGTCTTCCAGTCATGCTCAGTAAAGTACCAACGATTAGCATTATTATTAGTAATATAGTCTCTTACTTCTTCTGCAGTTCCCCAAAAAATTCCTTTAATGACATCTTCTTTTAATTCATTAAACTCTTCATCATTTTCACAGCCTTGCAGGACATCACAGCCAGAACATGATCCATATCCAATAACAGTAAAGCCAAACCTTTTCCCATTTTTTAGCAGGTATACATAATCACCCTGCCATTCTCCAATAATATATTCTTTAATAATATCTCCCTGAGTGGCAACAATACCGTCATATCCCATAGGTGCTGAATAATATTGATATGTCATCCTAACTCCTTCTCAATAGCCTTAATAGTTTCGCAAGGATATTCTTGTGTAAACCCATTACTTGAACAATCACTGCACTGTTCTGCATATAATGGATTGTCTTCTCCGTCATACCCTCCACTCCATTGCATGACTGGCTTATGAAGTTCAATTACTGCACGAAAGGCTCTCCATTCTTTATTACCAAGCATTGCTTCATCATCTATCTTTTTCAGCAATTCATCGTAAGTCATACCAAGATCCATTCGCATCAAAGTCTGCCCACTCTGGGTCATGTTCTGAAACTATTTCCCATACAATATCCATTACACCAGCAAGGGTTGGTCCAGAACATGTTCCAATCTCACCCATTTCGGAACGGGATATCTCAGAATGCCATCCATTTATACCACGAACAATAGTAATAGTTAATGTATCACTCATGTGTAATCCTTCTCAATAATTAAATACCAGTGAATAAAGGTAATACTCAACGATCTTTCTCTTGGGTAGAACTCAATTGCAAAACCCCAGGAATCAGTAACACCACCCTTTAACCAGCCCTTTGTAAAGTATCTCATGCTCGTGCCGTTTTTTCAAGGTAGTGAATCACATCACAATCTATATCACAAAGATCTAAAGAGATAATATCTGCCACAATGTCTGATCTAATTGAGTTCATCACTGCTCTGGTCAGTTCCTCATCAATATCTAACTCAAGGTTAACATACTTAACCCAAGGTTTGCGTAATGTATATGGTCCTATTTTCATGTATCTATCATAGCACTAAGACCCTTGGTTACGCAAGTCTCAATGCTATCTCCGTACCTGTGATTAAACATTTGACCAGTCTCCCAAGGGAAACCTTCTTCTATAATTAAATAAGTATTGATGGAGTCAGGGTTAGTATCACCTGAGACTCTTCCAATTGTGTAGGTTTTAATTAAAGTCTGATTGACATAAATAGGAACATGAATAGGCATTATTTAATACTCTCAATACATGTCATAACAGCCTTAGCCCAATTCTTAGCCCCTGGATATTCCATATTAGAAGTTACGCTACGATTAGCATGCTTGTACCAAGTAATAACCAAACCATTTTTCTTGTACACAAAATTTGGTGCACAACCATCTGGATGAGGACCTTCATACTCTCCCCAACCTGAATCACACCAGCAATAGGGACGCATCTCAAATACATCATTAACAAATTCTGGATCACCAGAGTTTGATGTTAGAAGGTTTGCATAACCATACTTACCGTGAGAATATCCACGGTACTCAGCAATAACTTCTGCAATTAAATTAAGACCTTCTGTAGCCCAAAAACCATCATATGTTTGTGATGGAGTATTACTAAGTAGCATCTGTCCTAATTCCATTAGTAACCTCCAAGGCATTCGTTACGTGTGTGAAACAATCTAATCTTTGTCATAATTTTGCGGGATGGAGCATAAAGATCATCCTTACAAGTACTACACTTATAAGACCATTCCCCAGTAAAGAAGTCATGCACATATCCTTTGGCGTTAGCATACTTTTTGGCTACGAAGGTTTGAAATGGGTCTGGTATCTCCATATTGATCATATCTTTAGTATACAGGTTCGGCGAATATGTGTCAAGTCTTTAAAGTTCGGCGACAAGTAGAGGTAATAAACCTTTATATGCCCTAAACGGGCACTATTGGTTAGTATCTCACAATTCCGACGGTATGTCAAGTATAATAGAC